GGTCTTGTGGAGTGCTTGTGACTGATACTGTTGTTCCTACATTTACATCACCAGTAATCGTAATATTAGAAGAACCTAATGATACTGGAAATGGATTGGAAAAACTTACTACTGTATTTCCTGCACCAGTAAAAACTACTGATTGTGATGGTTGCGGAAGTGGATTATAAGACATATTAGATTAAGAACCAATTTGAACCGTTATAAAAATATGTTAGTGATTGATGATTGATAGTCATAATAACTGAACTATCATTCTCCACACTTGTTCCAGCACCTGCCTGGACTGTTATATTGTATGTAGCAATCTTATTACCTTCGTCTTTTACAATCAACTTCTTACCATAAGAAGGAATTTGTGGCAATACAATCGTTACAGGAACATCAGCACTCACTCCAATATAATCATCAGCATTTGATGCCTGATAGTAGTTAGTAGTTCCACTAATATTGACGATTGTTGTTCCACCAACATCATTTGGGTCAACAAACTCTGCTTTATTCGTTGTAGAATTCCATTGTAAAAATTTATTATTATAAGCACCAGAATTCGTTGCAATACCTACAATATCATCTAAGTATCTTAATCTGGTTTCTCCACCTCCACCTAATGTAGAAAGTTGTTGTTGAATACGAGAAAGAAAAGTACTGTAATGTTTTTGTAAATCATCAAGTGTTGCGAACTTTTGGTTCAGAGGAGTTAATGGATCATTATTTTGCTTAACATTTGAAGGTTCTGCAAGAAGACCTAATGATCTTTCAATCAGTTCTGTTTTAGGTTCTTCTTTATGATCCATCAATACTTCAAGAACTTCATCCAAAGATTCTTCAATTACATCCTCAATAATTTGTTCTTGTTCTTTAGGTGTCTCAGAATACAACCATTTCTCAAATGCCTTGACTGTTTTTTGTTCTTGTACCTTTTTCTTTTTAGTTTCTTTCTTTAGATTAGCAACTTTCTCAAAAACAGAATCTAAACTGATTTCACCAACAATAGATTCTTCTTTCTTCTCTTCTTCTACTTTCTTCTCTTTCTCTTTTTTCTTAAGTGTAGCAAATTCATTAAAAAGTGAATCCAATCCCAAGTCTCCGACTACAGAATCAAATTCTTCTTTTTTCTTTTTCTTATCTTCTGCTACTAACTTAAAAAGTTCTGATAGTTCATTCATAATTTACCATTTCACTTTATTCGACCAAAAGGCTGCAGACATCGGTCCTTTAGCAATATTCTTTGCGTGTCTAGTTTGAAATCTATTACGACGACTTGCATATGCCTTTGATTCACCTTTTTTCTTTGGAGAACCTTTTACACCTCTTTGACCGAAACGAATGAGTTTTTCTTTTCCACCTGCACACGCTTTAACTACGTGAGATTTTCCCGTGAGCGAATCACCCACGGGTTCGGCCTTTGGGGAGTTGCACTTCATCTCAGATTTCTTTGCTTCATCAATAAAAGAACTAAAAGTTTTTCCTTCTTTTACACAACGATTATAAGTTTTTCCAAAAAGTTTTTGTGTTCCTTTCTTTTTATATCCTGGCCAACATTTTTTTCCTGCCTCATCAAGCATATCACTACCAATTCCCTTTGAAGGTTTTAATGGTTCTGGTTTAATTATATCAATAAATTCTGCATAATGATTTCCGTTGGCATCTTCAATGGTTACACTTTCACTTTGATTATATGCGTTTTTGATTTTTTCTCTATTTTTTTCTACACCCCTTTTTCTATTGATTGCTTCTTGATCTTGTGCTACCCCTGGTTTATGGGATGCTTGAACAGCAGTAATTGTTGCTGCTCTCCTTCTTGCCTCTTTCGCTATTGTGTCTAACTCATCAGCACCAGGATGATTTCTTTGTTTTGGAGAAAGACCAAATTTTTGACGAATGGCGTTTCTAACACCACCAGTTCTAAGTGCTCTTGCACCCATTCGAGCGCCACCAGCAGTAACACCAGATTTTGCTGCCTGTTGAGTCATCGCACCCGCTTTGCGAGCAATATTTCTATATTCTTCATCTACCGATGTTTCTTCTTTGTTAAATCTTGGAATATCTGTTCCTAAAACTTGTTTTACTTTCTGTGATGGCAACTGTCCTTGTTGTGCAGTTGTCATTTTTTGAAGTTTTTTAGAAGCATTTGTAGTTCTTCTGTTTGTATGATCCGATCCAATATTAAAACTTACACTCTCGGATTTCATCTCACCACTATCAACATAATCTGCTGCAGTATCAATATAATCTGCCGCCTTTGTAATTTTTGATTGGACCCACGCCTCTACATTTCCCTCACCCTTACCCATTTTTTTCTTTAGTCTTTTTACTGCCGAAATAATAGTTGAAAGTTCTGAACGAGCCATTGAATACTCGTGATCCTTTTCTTCATTTGCTGGATGTGGTTTGTTGGGATCATACGAATTTGATGCCAAAGCAACTGGGGTTGAAAACATATCCCAATACTTAGGTCCATATTTACACTCATCTCTAGTTTCTTCTTTTTCACATTTTGGACAATATCTTACCATTTGAATTTCCTCAGTTTTTGTTCCCCAACTATCGGCACCAACTTTGCGGCATTTGACAAGTGCTCCAGAAGCATATGCACTTGGCCAAACTTTATATCTTGATTTTACTTTTTTATAGCAAGCATCTTTTTCACCAGCAGATTCTTGAGTTACCATTTTTGCTTCACCTGTTCTATTTGGATTTGGGTCTTCTTTACGTTTTTTAGCAGATCTCTTATTTCTTTCATCTTCATCCATTGCGGCACGATCATCAGGATCTCTACAATAAGGTTTTGTTGTTTGTCCTGGTTGTTTGGCACAAGGTTTTCCATCATACTTTCCACCAGTTTGGACCCATCCACCATCATCAAACCACTTATCTAACCTGCCTTTATAATCCTTTGCTTTAATTCCATCAGTTGCTTCTTTCACATCTTTGAACTTTTTGTGCTCCTTCTTCGCAGATGCTTCCATTTTTTTAAGTCTTGTATAGTAGTCTGGAAACTCGTCCAGATGTTGAAGAGCAATGTCCATAGCAAGTTTATGATTCTTAGTATGCTCGTGCTCAATTGGTTCTCCCATATCCAATTGTTTTTGAATATCGGAAACATCCATACGGTGTTTTCTTGCAATTTGTTCAACTGATTTATGAGATTTTAATTTCTGCACAATAAAAAAAATTATTCCTTATTGTTATTTAGAAAACCTTGTTTAAGTATTTTTGACAATTCTGATGTAGATCCAACGAATAATGCATTATTCGTGACATTATTGGTAGTTTTTGGTGCATCTTCTTCAACATCTTTAAGTTTCTTTTGAAGATCAATTAATTTATCCGTTGTATCAGCAACACTTTTAATTAATTGACCTGCAACTTCATATGCTCTAGGACTACCACCTTCACCAGCAAGTTCCATAATTCCATTAATTGCTTCCTGCCCCTTTTCAATTAATGAATATAGATTTGCTCTAGTATATTCATAATCCTTTTTAATATCACTACTTTCTTTTGGAAGAATATTAATTTCTTTGGAGGATGCCTTAACGTCAACAATATCACTTTCTATATTAAGTGCCTTATCCAATCCACCATAACTATTCGTCATAATTTATTAAATATCAATTTGCTGTGTTGGACTATATGTTTTGGAATCTTGGAAGAAATCCCAATTCTCATTAAATCCAAAATCATCATCCGGTGTCGCATCAATAGGATCTGGTTCAACCGTGTATCTCATTTCTCTCTTAGCAGATATAACATCTGTAGATGTATAAGTATCGACTTGAACTTTACGAATGAGACCATCGGTTGATGCTGCAATTGGTCCAAACAAGTATGTCTTAGCAGTAAATTGGAACGTATAAATTAAAGATCTTCTAGTTGAAAAATCTCCTTCATAATCATCTTGAAAGGAAACATTTTCCAAAACAACGGGAATATCTCTTTTTTCTCCAATAGAATCTACTAAATCAACCGTTAAAGTAAATGCTGGTTGAAAATATGGAAGAATTTGTTCAACAATTTGTAGCGCATCATCATTTAATTTTGTTAGTACATTAAGTTCAAATCCAATATTATATGGAACAGGCATAAAAACTTTTTTTAAGTTTTGTCCATCCAAAACTTTAAATGTTTGGGTTACACCAGATTTTCTAGATGGATCATATTGGATTGAAATCATTTCAAATGACATTCTTGGTAATGTTATTTGAACTGGTTTATTTAAATCTGCCTGCTGCTCAAGTCTTGCTAAAAACTTTTGAGTTGGTCCATATGCTAAGGGAACTCTCATTTCACTATAATCAGCATCATTAGCATCTTTATGCTTAATGTATATTTGATTGAAAAGTGTTCCAAAAGAAATGATAGTTTTCCTGATTATTTCGTGATAGTAATATGTTCCAAGCATTAGTAGTTACCAAATGGATTTGATTCTGAGAAATCTAAAATTAGATCTGCTGCCTCTTCGATTTCATCGTTTTGTTCATATTTATCTGCAAATTCACTTTGAGATGTGAGTTGTAAGGTATATGTTGCCGAAGATCCGGATCCAACTATAATTTCTCCTGGAATAAATGCACCATCAATTACTCCGACTTGAAGAATATTAGTATCTTTATCCCAAGATTTAACTCTAGATTTTGTACCAGAAATGGATCCAGTAACAATCTCATTGAATGTATAAGTACCAATACCAGTTATGAGAGGTGGAAGATCTATAGTTATAGATGGGGATGAAGTATATCCTATTCCAGCATCTAAAATAAGAACCTGTGTAATGCTTCCTGCTGCCCCTACAACAACCCTTCCCCGTGCAGTTACGCCAGTTCCTACTGGAGGAGGACTAAACGTTATGACTGGCGCTGTTGCGTACCCCTGACCATACGTTTGTATTCCGACTATACCAACACCATACGAACCTTTGACTAAATCGCAGGTAGCATCTGCCCCAGAACCACTTCCATTGGCATATATTGTCACAGTTGGAGTTGCTGTATATCCAGATCCTGGATTAACTAATAATATCTCTTTGATAGAACAAACTCCACCTTTACACGTAGTTATTGCAACTGCAGATGCTGTTATACCACCCGTAGGTGCTGGAGTAAATGAAACGGTTGGAATTCCAACATAATCATATCCATCATTGGACAAAATAACTTTTCTAACATATCCACTTGAAATTCCTGCTGAAGCAGTTGCTCGTTGTCCAGTTGCAAATAATTTTAAAGATGTCATATAACCTTGAGTTTGCAATACTGAATCTATTTCTTCAATAGTAGTATTTGAATCATTGTCTCCACCAACTTCGTCCTCATATTCAAATAATTCACACTTCAACTCATAAACATAAGTTTTACCTAATTGGTAAAAAGGTTGCTCGTGCTCTACAAATTTAACTTCAAATAATCTTTTACCCAAAGGAAAATAAACTATGTCACCCTCTCTTGGGCGGGTTGATAAAATTATTTCATCATCATCCATACCCTCCAAAAATGGGGATATAAAATCTTCAAATCTTTCTCTAGATATAATTAAAGTAACCTCATCCCTTAGACTCATTCCAAATTTGGTTAAAATATCTCCAGATCCACTATATCCATCATAGTTTGCTACATATGCTTCTATTGAAAAATTATCATCAAATTTAGAAGAAGTAACTTCTCTCAAAATTGTATTTTTTCTTACAAATTTTCTTGGAATATATGAAACTTCAACCCCATATATTTTAAGTTGCTCATTAATTAAGTCTTGTACAAGACGTTGTTCTCCAGGAGATCCCTGTAAAAAGAAAGGATTGAGTGCCATTATCCAATAAAATCGTAAGGTGGTAATTCATAATCTGTAGTCATTCTGTCTCTAATTTCTGACAATTCTCTTTCGGCATCCTCATAAATTTCTCTTCCATTAAGTTCAATTCCACCAGGAAGTTTAACTCCCCTAAACTTAATAAGATTTTGACCCCATTGTTTTTTAATCAGACTAGTTAGATATTTCTTTAAAAAACTATCATTCCATACTTTAGTAAAATCATTTGGATCCAAAATTCTATAACAATCTATGACAAGGAAATCTCCTGGATTATTTCCCTCCCAATTAAAGTCCAAATACAATCTATTCTGCCTTTTATTGAATCTTATTTGCTTATCTGTTGTTAAAAGAAAATCAATATCCTCAAGATATGATTTAACCATAGAATATTGCAATAATTGAATGGAATTAAAATAATATAAATCATTTAAAAATAATTGATATTTAATACTAAACATTCCAGAGGAAATAGTACTAGAATTAAATTTAAAAATCTTTTCAACTCCAATCACAGAATCTGGAATTTGTATATAATTAGAAGATTCGTAAAAATTAAATGTTTTAGAAACTCCATTAATTGTTGATGATCCTGTTGTTGTAGTTATCCCAGATCCTCTAGGACTTTTTGCACTTGCACTTCCCCTATCAATATCTTCTTGCGTAATTTGATATTTGAGAAACATTCTTTCAACACCATCAAAATGTCTCTCATGAAAATATTGTAATGCATCATCAACAAGGTCATCTATTTGATCTTCGTCGACATTAATTTCTAAAACTGGAGCTCCCAGTCTTCTAAGGCAGTAATCTACCAATTGCTGTTTGCTTGCTGGTTTGGACATTATCGTGTAACTCCTTCTCTAACTAACACCATACCTTCAACAACTCTACTTACAACATTTGTACCATTATCAGTGATCAATATATCGTAAATATATCTTCCAGGTTTTAAATTTGAAGTTGCACTTGATCCCAATCCAATTCTAATTTGTCCGGCAGATGGATTTACTATCGTAGTTGTAAATGTTGTCACTCCAACGCTTCCTGCCCATTTTCTCATTTGAGAATTTACTGTCGAATTTGATAAGATTAAAGCAGAATTAGTAGAACTATTCTCAAGAAAATATTCTTGTGTAAAAGTTGCTCCACAGTTAATAACAACATTATTTACATATACGGACGCCATTATTAGAGAACATATTCTACAGTATATTTATATTTACACTTTGCCAAGATTGACAATAGTCTCTTGCTGTTTTAAATACAATTTACAATACAATTTTGAAAATTTTTTCAATTCAACATTATTTAAATTATCAATAATTCTGCAATGTTTTTCATATTCAAATAATTTATCCATAGAATCTAGTTGAATATCTTCAGGTTCCATTTAATAACTCCTTTAATAAAGATTTAATTTCATCCAATTCTTTTTTAATATCATCTATTTCATTTTTTTGTTTTTTCTTTTGATTTTTAATTTTAACATATTGTAAATATTCATATGTATCACCATTTACAATTGCTCCAGAATTTTCATCCCGAAATAAATTTTTATGGTCATTAATTGGTATCATTATTCTTATGCCAGTGCAACTACTCTAATATCTCTGAATCTTAGTGGATATGCTTCATTCGTACCACTCATAACGATTTTAATTGCAAATCCATTAAATTCTTCCAAATTATCAGCACTAAATTGATATTCTGAAAAATTATTATTTTCATCAGATGAAACAAAAATATCAGAAGATCCATCATTTAAAGATTGGTCAATAATAATATCACCAACACCATCACCATTTAGATCTTTGAGATTATTATATCCTGGGAATAATTGATATGATTGTTCAATTTCACTAGAATCCGATTTAAATAATCTATACAAAACCCTAAAATCACTAGAAGAATTTCTACATGCATTTGTTATAACTTTTAGTGAAGTTGCTGGTTGCAATAAATCAATTCTATTTGAAACATAAACCGAAGAATGTGGATCTCCTATCAGGTTATTAGATCTAGAATCTGATACATAATTAGATATTGGATTATTAATTCTATTTCTACTCAAAATAAATGTTCCAGACTCTGTTATATCAATTACTGGAGAAACATTTTCATCTGTTGTATCCATACTGATATTTAAAATCAAAGATTTTGATCTTGGCATGAATGTAAGATTGGTAGTCTCATTGATTTTTGAGCAGATCATTCTTGGAGAATTTAATTCGTTATTGTTATTTAATGAAACTGATTCATATCCATTATCCAAGAATGAAATTTCAGATCCACCAGCACTTGTTCCTGTAATTGATCTTAAAGATGCATTTATTGATGTATTCTGAGGAGATAGTGTATTGAATTGGGGTATTATTGAATTATATTGGAAGTTTTGAGTTGCTTTACAATTTGAAGATCCTGATGTTTTTTCTTCAGTAAAGTTTATGGTATTTGATCCACCAAATAATTTTAAATAATAATTATCAATATCACCTAAAGACGTTAATAGTGAAGAATCATCTGGAATTTCGTGCGTAGTATTGATTCTTACCAATGACATACCATTTAATTCATACTTATAAACTAAATCATTGATTGAATGATTTCTTGTGGTAGATCCATTAATTCCTCGACCGTTTGTGGATATGTTTAAAACTCCAGAACCAACGCTATCATATGATATAATTTCATTGTTAATCAAAATATATCCAGTATTAACTCCAACGCTTCCTTCAAATGTCGTGAATGTTGCAGTATTTGCTACACCTATTGTTAGAGATGATGGTACTATTGCAACTGTTAGTTTTTCTGGTACAGTATCTGGAAATACTCCACTTATTATAACCCTATTACTTAAAGAATGCATTCCATGATTGTATTGATTTACTCTAATAACATCTCCCCTATACAAATCATTTGCAAGAGAAGTACTTTTTACTGTTGTCCCAGATAAAGAAACCAAAGTATTCCCATCATAATATGATATAGAATTATTTGTAGTAAATGACTGACCCTTAACGTTTGTTAATCGTAAAGTATCTATGGTGCTTATAGAAGAAACTGATATAGTTGCTCCTCTACCCTTAGAAACTGAACTTGTCGTAATTCCCAATAAATCACCGACCGCATACCCATTTCCAGTATTTGCTATTGAAACTACAGAAACTGTTCCGTTAGAAGCAAAAGTGATGTTTGCGGTAGCACTGCTCCCATATCCAGTTATAGTATATAATGGTACGGAAGTATATGCTCCGGAAGAATATCCAGATCCAACATTTGAAGTTGAAATTCCTGATATGTTACCTCCAACTTTTTCAATATACCCATACTTTGCCCCCTCAGCAACTTTTGTGCCAACAGTTAAAATATTGCTCAAATTTGTGCTTGTCAAAATACCCACAATTAATTTTCTTGGGTACATTGTTATTGGGTTGTTTGTTAATTTTTGAATATTAAAGTCATAATCATCCCCACTTCCAGAAAGATCTGGATTCATAAAATATGCAGTTCCAGATTTACTTGAGAATTTTGCTTTATATAACCTAAATTTTAAGTCTTCAAATGGACTTGAAATTGGTGTTGTCCCATTTTGTGGTTTATAAAGATTTCCACCAACATATTGATTTGAATATGTTACTTGCAAGGTATCGGGATAATTTTGTGTTGCAACAGTAGGTTTATTTGATTCGGCAATCCAGACTTTATAATTTTGGGAAGATGGTGAATTTAACGAAATTGCATATTGTTTATTTGGTTCCAAATAAAGTGGTGACGGCAATTTAATATTTGTTGGAGTTTCTCCATCTGCAGAAATTATAATTTTACTTGGAGAAATTTGAACCCTGGAAAAATCTTGAACAACATTATTGGTAGGAGAACCTCCAAGATCCACTTCTTTAATTTCAATAGTTAATTTCTCAGAGTTATCTTTTTCAGCAAAAAATAAATCTAACGATGTTAAAAATCCTCCAGAATTATCAGTTCTAAATGTTTGAGTAAGCGGATCTTTTGTTATATTTTTAAAAGATTTTGATAAAACTGGTCTCCTAATAATAAAATTATTGGTATAAGATTGTGGAGATCCATTAGTGTAAAAATTTGTTTCGCAGTAATTTACTGTTGATGTTGAATTAAATGCTGATGTTTGTGATATTCTAAATATTTTGGTTCCAACATTAAATGTTGTTTGTGGAGTTGGATTTGATAATGGATCTCTAATAAAGAAGCATCCAATTAAATCTCCAACACTGTCGGAAATTAAAGATTGATTTGATACTGTTGCCTGAGCTTTACTAGTTTTTCCAACCAAAATCATTCCAAATGGCACATACCCATAAAATCTTCCATCAGAATTATCTGATAAAGAATAAGTATCTATATTTAAAATTGAAGAAGATTGTGAATATGAATTTAATATATTGGATGGTGAATATGGATTTTCTGAATATATTTCATCTGGTAAATTATACCGACCAAATTTGTGATTGGTATTTGAAAGACGGAAACATGCCAGTTTTTCCGATCCAACATAACCTTCGACAATTTCATCTGACTGGAAAACTCCAGTTATCATCGAAACTTGCAAAAGTTTAGGAATTATATCAACATCATTTCTACTGTCCAATGAAGAGTAATACTGAGTGTTTGGGTAAAGATTACCTACAGTAAATTCTACATTTCTCGATCTTATTTTATTGTTAAATTTGCTGCTAGAAATTAAATTTGAAATAAATGAATCTTTCCATTCACTTTGAGATTTAATAATTACTTTTCCATCCGTATTAATAGTTCTTACCCATGCATCTGAAGATGGTCTTAATTTTACATATCCATTATAATCAGTAAGACCGGATAAATTTATAGATTCTTTTTTAGTTGCAAATAACTGAGATACATCTCCCCACTCCACTTCAGAATAATTGAGTGTTAATAAGTCTCCAGTTTTTTTAATATTTGGATCCAATAAACTTATATTTGCCGAAAAATCTTCCGATTCAGAATTAACTGTTTCATTAGGATAAATTTTAGATTTTAGTGAATATATGGAAATATCTGAAGTCAATTCTTCTAATGATGTATTCACAGTACTATTAGAATCTTGATTGGCAATATCTATAAATTTATTATCTCTAAAATTATCTGCAAAAAATCCAGATTTAAATTTTAATAAACCATCTGCATCAGTAATTTGTAAAGATTTTGTATCCAATTCTATTAAACTTAGTGATGTTAAATTCTCTAAATTTTTAATTCTATCATCCAATTTCCCAATATCTTTCATAGTATATCGTTTATTTTCAATCAATGAAATTGAAATATCATCTACATTATAAACATATGCTGGTATTTTAATTGTGGCAATATCCATAGAATCTTGTGAAGATTCTGGTTCCTTAGGATTTGATGTTGCTATCCCTTTAATTAGTTTAAAATCTCCAGATTTATCTAGAATAAGTTTATCAATTCTGGGTACATAATACGAATAACCAACAGAAGAACTTTCATTTGGTGCTACAACTAATGGTGGATTAACACCAGATTCCGAAAAGTTCCTACTAGAAAATGCAAAAGGTGATTTTGAAATTGAAGTAAATTGTGATACTCTTGGTCTGAGATCAAAAGTATCAGATGCTCTTAAGTGATTTTTTAGTAGTGGAATGTCAAATTTAAATCTTTCAGAATCATAACTATTTGCAGTATATAAATCACCAATATCATTAGATGGAACAATATAGCAATCATAAATTACTAGAAGATTTTTGGATGGGATTCTTCCATTTTTCCTAATTATTCTGGAATAATCATAGTATTGATCCTTTTGTCCCTTATCCAAATCGTAATTTTCTGTTCTGTCAATATATGAACCAACATCTATGGAGACTAAAGAAGAAGAAATTTTAGATTCGTCAAATTTTACAGTTTCTCCAGATTGAAATTTATTTTTGTTCAAATACACAAACTCAATTTGTGTTGAGGAACTCCTAGTAACAATTTGCCCAACTGCTCCACTAGTGGATCCAATTATTTTTTCTCCCAAGATTGAATTTGTATCTAAATTTAATCCTGAAGAAAATGTAAGTTTATCCAAAATTGGTGATGATGAATCCAAAGATTCGTATATTGCTATAACTTTATATACGTCTGGAACACTAAGAGATATTTCTTCATCTTCAACTCTAAGACCATAGTATTGATTTGTTGATAAACCGCTAACATTTTTATTTCTAGTTTCAGCAGTTTTAGATATTTGGATTTTTTGACTTCTTGTAGATAATTTTTTCTTATTTTTAATAATATTTTTGGTAACTGTTACATCTATTGTTGCCGATTTTGATGCTGATATACCACTAAATGATATATTTTGACCATTATTTTCTACTAAAACTTTATCATATGACAAAGGTTCAATAGTTCCATCCGAATAAAAAATTGAATACCTTTGAGTATTGAATGGTTCAAATGAACAATTAGCAACTCCAACATCTGATGTTGTGAGTGAAAGTGTTCCTGATGATGATGTAGATTTGCCAGTTATTTGTTTTTTAAATGTTAATTGTGAATTTGATAAATTAACTTCCGAAATATTTGTATTGGATAGATTTGAATATAATGAGGATTTTTGGGTATTTTTAATTGATGGAATTCCCAAAGTAAAGGACGTAGTAGTTTCTGAAGTTGGAAGGTCACTAATACAAACTCCAGCAACTGTTGTTCCAACTCCAACACATATCATAGATAGACCGTCAGCAGAAACGGAACTAATTCTATTATATGTTTCAGTTGATAATCCTGCTACTTGATATCTAATAATAGTATCGCTCTTGATTCCAATAAAATTATTTCCTGGCGAAGTAACAGTACTTATTCCACCACTTCTGGCAGTAATGATAATTCTATCACTTACTCTAAAATTTGATGGTGTTTTTTTCTCTAAAAATGTATCTGCAGAAAAATCACTCGGTAGTCCCATTGAAGATGAATCTTGATATAATGATTTTATATCATCTACAGCATATGCTCTTAAAGATTTTATAGATCTTGATATTGAATTATCACCATTGACTATAATTTGCTCTCCCGAAATAAAAGATCCGGAAGTTTGGGACAAAGTAATATCACCCCCACTTGGAGATCCAACAACATATCCAGAAGCACCACTACTAGATCCTTTTATGTATGATGTTGGTGGACAATCTTGGGAAGATATGTTTGAATTAAGAGTTAATACTGTATATGTTTGTACATCATATAAGTATAAATTCCAATTAGTTTTTTTATTTTCATATGGAGCATCACTTACTGAAAAGGAATATACTCTTGCTTCTCCAATTTTTGTTCCGGAAGCACTAGAATTTCCAATTTTTCTTTGATTATATAACTCTACAGTATAATCATTATTAATTCCAATGACTGGAGCTCCGGAAACATTATTAACTACAATTAAATTTCCCATTTCGAATGGGATAGATGTTGATGCTACAGTTTCAACTTCTCTAGTTTTTATAACGTCTAAAACAGTTGCTCCGGATTTTTCAATATCAAATCCACCAACATACGCCTTTCCCGAAGAAACCTTTATAGATAACAAATCTTCTGACGGCGTGTTTAATTGTTCAGTTTTTTCACTTGCCAAAAATAATCCATTAGAATCCGATAAATTATTTAATGAATCTACAACGTCAATTTCAAATGGTGCTAAAGAATAATTTCCAGATTCCTCATACGTTCTTTTTGCTAGATAATCTTTTATTAAAGAATAGTCGCTCGTATCTTTTATTTTTTTAACTTGTCCGTCAGTAATTCTTAAAATTTCAATAAAATTTTGATCATTAAAATCTGTTAAAGATTTTTTAGATAATTTTGTACTTATTTTCAGTCTATCGGAACCTGGAGCAGCATAATTGGTAAAACCTTTTGCATTATCATATAAAGAAGAATCTTCATAAGAAGTTGTGAGATCTTCAATAACTTCTAAACCAATTCTGTAAGATGGGGTATTGGTATATTGATCCAAAATTAATGTATCTTGAGATACATTAACAAAAAATCCTCTAATGAAGTAAATTCCTGGTGCAATTGAAACTGAGGAAGCAGTAGATGTTGAATTTGATTCAATTAAAGATGCAATAGTACTTCCTGAAGTTATGGTAGTGTTTCCATAACTAAATGTATCTTGAGTTATTAATGTTTCTCCGTCTATAAACTTAGATGTTTGGAAATTGGAATCTGAACTAAGATATTTTACATAGAGAGTAGTTGTTGATAATGAAGAATCTGTTCTTTTTATTACATTCTGAACTATTGCAGAAATTTTTGATGTTTGACCAATTATTTTTTTTCCTATTAAATTTTCAACATAAAATTCAACATCCAATCCCAGATGAAACAAATTTATTTTTACTGCATAATAATCTGGATCATAAGTTATATTTCCGGGAACAACTACAGACCCATCTTTAAATATGTTGCTTCCAAAAGATTGAATTTGATTTTGTAAAATTGTTTGGAGAGTTGTTAATTCACGTGCTTGTACTGGAGTTCCAGGTTTAAAAAGAACCTTATAAAAATTTTTTTCAGCATCAAAATCATCATAATATGGAGAAACATTTAAGTTTATTTTTTGTGCCATTTTTTTAGAATTCTAGTACGATTTTAATATCTTCCTTTTGCCTTGGATTTCTAGTTACAAGAGGACGATTATCAAGATATACAATTTCTCCTGATGCTTTATTTATTTCAGGAAGAGAGATACCATTTGTAAAAGTTGAATCCAATCTAATTGTTTTTGTTGGAGAAATTGATGTTGTAATTCCACTAAAATTTTGAATAGATGCAGAAAAACTATTTCCTTCAATAGTACCTCCAGCAGTTGAAAATCCTATTTTAATTGATTCTGATCCAACAGATTTACTATCTATCTGATTATTATAAATTTTATTATAAAATAAAGATCTATCCGTAAAATATTTTAAAACTTTTGTTTCGTTGTCATATGATGCAATATATCCAATTGCTGTGCTAAGACCAATTGTTTGATATATTGTAGTTCCTGGAATTGCATCTTCCGGATTTGTTACTCCAGTTAATTTTAATCCAGTTACACCTGAAAATGTATTTTCAGTAAATATTGAACTTGAAGACCCAACAATTGTTGGATTTTTTATAATTCCAATTTGTGAAAATCTAGTATCTATGGGAAAATCTTTTGTCGAATCATCAAATCTTGCGTAAATTAAACATTTATCGGACCCAAGTTCTGTGTAAATATCATACCCATGTCCAAGAGATGGTGGAATGATTGGTATTAAATGTGCAAAAGAAGTTGCTCCTTGATTTATAGTAGATAAATCTACTCTACCATAAGTGTATCCCCTACCACCACTAGAAACTACGACATCATTTATTTTTCCACCAACAACATCAACTATTACTCTACCATCTTCACCATCACCAATTATATCCAATTGACTATCTGTTACGTTATATCCATTTCCAGAACTTTGAATAAAAACTTTTTTAATTTGATTGTAATTTACTGAAGAATCTGCAGAATCTCTAATTGCAACTATTTCTGAATTATCACTAGTTTCCCAATTATTTGGTATGGGGATGTATTCTATAGAATCAAATTTAATGATGTCACTGGGATTTACTGTAAATAAATATTTCCAAACATAACCATCATTACTTTCTCCGGCTCTTGATGGTTCCAAATCGACAAACTTTGGTTCATCTTGTGATGGTCTTCCCAAAGGATAAACTGGAGACGATCCATTGTCGATACAAATATAAACTCTATAATCACTATTAATAACATAATATTCTGCATCATATAACCTATAAGAACTTGTTCTTTGGGATGGATTTGATACACTATAGTCATGTCTGTATAATTCATAAACGGTATTGGCAGTCCAATTAACCCTTCTAATCAATCTTCTAATATTATTTGGTGTAATTTTCCTACCAAAAATAATAGTATCCTTTACATGATTTAAATAATTGAGGTTATCTATTGGTGGTGGAGTATTGGAATCCCATTGCTCAGTTCTACCAAATCCAACAATAGATGGATTGGGGAGACTTAGAAATACATAATAGGAATTGTTCGGATCTTGAACAGAATCCACAAAATTTTTAGAATTTAGTACTCTAAATTGATCGGTAACAATCGCAGACATTATTATCTCTTTTTTCTATATTTATATTATACTTAATTAATATCTTTTACAATAGCACCAGTATTTCTCAATCCATAATTTCTTCTTTGTATAGTTGGATATGATGTAAGACCAGAATTTGTATTATAACTACTAAGATTTATTGATAATGGTGAAGATGATAATCTGGCAAATGAACTTAATCTTCCCCAAGAAAATCTACCACAAATTTGAGAACCAAAAGTGCTACCTATACCAACGCAATCCGTTTTTGAATGTATATTGCAGGTGATAATTCCCACCAAATTATTTAAATAAACTGAATGTACATAATAGATATTATCTACAAATGTGGTCCCAACACCAACAACAACATTATCAAGTTTATCAATAGAAGTTGTACCTTTACCAACTTTAGAATCAAAAACTAATATTGGATATTGACTATCACTAAGTAAATCAGATACTGATCCTGCATCATTCTGGTCATATTTAACATAAAATTGAATTGCAAGATCGGTTCCTATTCCTGCAGATGTGGTAATTCCAGTTATTATTCCAGAAAATCCTTGAACAAAAGTAATATTACTAATTAATTCTTTGCTAGGACTCGGAGTTGGTGCAATAACTTCAGGTACATTTGAAGATGTATATCCATATCCAGAACTTACTATATTGATTGGTGTGGTTATTGTTCCTGCGGTTGAAATTGGAGCATAAATGATGGCATCACTGCCACCCAAACCAACAATAGATCTCAATTTAAGTTGAACACTACTTCCTGCTCCGACATAATTATAACCACTTCCACCATTATTGATTGTTAATGATGAAATTGTAGTTCCTCCGACAGAAACATTTGTGGTTATATCTGCAAATGTTGGTTCATTACCCAAAATAACCAAAGCATCAAATTCATTAATTGATCCTCCACCAGAATTCTCTTCATAATTGAAAAATTGTGCATTATCTACAAAAATATCTGTACTAGAAGAATCTATTGATTTAATAATTTTTGCAGTAGGAAATATTAAAGACTCTAAAGAATCTCTTTCCTTATACTGGATAACATCATTAATGATTAAATCGGTTTTTTGCTTAGACCAAGATATTGGTTTAAAATTAATTTCATCAATACCTTCCTCAAGGTATATACCCGTTTCAAGAATATCAGAAGATACAATATATGATGCTATTCTAGGACTTTGAGAAATTGTCGTTATAATTTGTGGATTTCTTTCAATTTGTACAGTATCTCCAGGTTTGATTGTTGGAATTATATCAGTTTCTTTACTGTCAACTCCTGCAGTACCTCTATAGAAGAAAATTGCAATATTATCTTCATATCTTGGTGCTTCAGTAAATGTAAATGAAGTTCCCCCATTAAATTGGTATGAAATACTTGGTTCTTGCATAACACCATTTATATAAATTAACAATAGTGCATCATAGTCAATCTTTCGAGACTCATTATTGCCAATATTTTTTTCAAAACTTAGTAATGATCCATTTTTAAACAAAGGAAATCTTTTTCTAACAGAATTTTGCAAATCTTTAGTACTGTCAATAAAATCAAATTCTCCAAGTTGCCAAGATGCAAAACTGTCAGTTTTTACATCATCAACAGTAAAAATTAATTTTTCTACCGGTGAAGAAAGTCTGGAATCTGTTACTAGTCCAACTAGTGAAAAAGTATCTCCCAATTGAAATCCATAACCTGGTTTTTTAATTTCAAATGATGTTATTGCAAAATAGCTTGTTCCAATTCCAACATTTTTGGAATTTGGACCAACATTTACTGTTATTGATAATCCAACTCCCAATGTATTTGGATTATTTGTGCCAATTCTACTTATAGGTTGAATTGATAAATTTTCGTAAGATGGGTCAGATATTGAAACTAGAGGATTTGTATATCCCGTCCCACCATTATTAATATTGAATGAAGTAATAGATCCTCCAGCACCAATAGTTGCGGATATTATTGCCCGAGTTCCAGTGTGATTTGAATCCGTAATTCCGATTGAAATTGTAGATTTATTATATCCAGAACCATATATTGGACCCATATCAAATCCAAACGAAGTTGAGATTGAACTTGCATTTGTTGATGATTTGTTTAAAAAAACTGTACCAATTCCAATAGAGGATACTCTAGTATCAAATGGTAGTATTTTAGTAATATTTGGAATAATATCTCCAGACCTTTGTGTAGATAATATGTCAGTAATTTTTTGATTGACACGAACATTGCGAGTTGTAATTCCAGTTATCCTATCTGTTGCCATTCCAATTATCCCTGTTGTTGCAATTCCAACTACAATTGAAGATGTGAATCCAATATAAGAAATTGATCCTCCAGCACCTATCTTAACATCCAACATTACTGATGAAACTCCAACTAAAGGTGCATATCCAATTCCCCCAGTTGATGCCAAGGAAACTATTAATCCTCCTCTTGGAACTAGATTTTGATTCACATCAGTTTCAACAATTAAAATTGTATTCGGGTTTTCTAGAAGTCCTTTTGTGGAAGTAAATGATACACTAGATATTCCAGAATTTAAAATCTCATAATTATTTCCCTCATTATTTACAGTATCAGGTGTTTGGAATATATCATTGATAAAAACTAAATTATTTCCAGATATTGCATTTGAAACTGTATTTCCTTCTTTATATAAGGTAAATGTTCTTGCTATTCCAGTAAAATTGTTGGAAATATCATCATATATTTGATTGTTTGTATAATCTTTTCTCAAATAAATTCTACCATTAAAAGTTGATTTTGGTGATAGTAAATAAGTACTTAAAAGTCTATCATTATTTGCCTTACCATCTGGAGCATCTGCAAACCAAATTTCGTTGCCAACAATATTATATGATCCTTTATAAATTCTGAAATTTGATCCATCATAATGATCGGATTCTGTTGATCCAAGTTTACCACGTTCAACTTGAATTATAGGAATTGTCCCAATCCCAGTAATTGGACCAGTAGTAGTCGTACCAAACCCAACATTTGAAATGGTCATGTATTCATCTTCTACTTTAATAATGTCATCTGACATTATTGAAGATATTCCAGACAATCTAATAAATGATGCTCCAATACTTACCAAATTTCCAATATTTCCTGTTAATATCCCTACCAAAGGTGTATAACTTAATGGATATTGATTTACCCCATTAACTGTAATTAATGACTTTTCATTTTTTTTCTTCATTTCAAGTCTATGATAATTTCCAGATCCTATTGAAGTAAATGTAAATCCAATTCCACTTGGTCCAGAAACTCCTTTCAGTTTAAAATTATTTTCATCTATTTTTATAGCATAAACTTTAGATGGACATATATTTGTTGAAATTCCAACAGTATAAATCTCCCTAAATGTAGATGCCACAGAAACATTGGATAATGTTAGTGAAGATTTAAGTGTATTTGTATAATAAATTCTATTTGACCCCCCAGCAGCAATTGGTGCTGATGCAGTAATAGAATTTATTCCAATACTGAAAATTGTTCCTAAAGAGTTATTATTCCCAGAAAATATTCCTGCACCAACAGATAATATTGTAGTATTTGCAATTCCTGTAATAACAGATGATCCGGAAGAAACGTTTCCAATAAAATATGAATAAGTTTGACCAATACTTACAATAGTAGTATTGTTTGTAATACTTTTTCCAGAAATTTGATTTCCTACCACAATACCATCAATGTTGCTTATACCAGTTATTGTGGAAAACCCAACAATAAAGTCACCTTCAATAGAATTTCCACCAACAATAGTAGTACCAATTCCTACTGAAGATGCGGCAATTCCAATTAAGGTTGAATCTGGAGTGTATATTAATTCCTCATTATTTTGGAAAAAATGATTATTGATTGTAAATATTCCAGTTGCTTTATTTAATGTACTCAAACTTGTTGGATTAAATGTTTTCTGAAAAATTGGAATTCTATCATAATTTAAATCAAAATTTAATCTATCTTTACCAAAATTGTTTATGGACCCATATTTATTAATTGAAAATTTTTCTTTAGATGTTCCATAAAGTAATTCATCTGGAATATTAAACTCATCAAGAGATGAATATATGAATTGATCAAAACTTTGAACTAATATTTGACTGTTTTGAAACTGACTGTCTGGATGAAATTTTACCGAAACATTTAGACCTTGAACTTCAGTTGAAAATGTACCAATTCCTGAAGTAGACCCTATAGATATAAAGGGATAATGTTGAATATTATTTGATACTTGATTTGCTATAACAGAAACTTGGTGCAATGCAACAGTTGATCCAATACCAACTCTTATTAAGGACTTTAATGAGGATTCGACAGAACTGTCAAAAGTTTTAATTGTTGTTATTCCTGTTATAACTTTATAATCCGATTCCAATCTTGTTGTTTGTTCAGTTCCTGGAATTTGATCATCAACCAAATATCTATAAGTGCCAATTCCACCAGCAGTAGTTCCAAATCCAACAGTTTTTGTTTTTACTACGATATTGTTATTTTTATTACTAAAAAAGGATAAATTTAATATGCCACCAGAAACATTTAGTCCAAAAGTTCCAATATAACTTCCAGATAATCCACTAATTGATTGTTCAGAATCAAAATAAAATTCGGCTATATTGGGAGTTACTCCATCATGATAACCTATTACTTCATAATAATTTAGTTTATTATTATCAGTATCAATAATTAGAGAACTGGAAAAAATTGTATTAAATTGATTTAATAGACCCCTAAACATTGTAGTTGAAATTCCAACTCCTGGGTCCAACTTTTCCGTTTTTCCACTCAATCTAACAAATCCATAATCGGTGAATCCCACTCCAACATTTTTTGTGCCAGGATCAAATGACTCTCTATATATTTTTAATTCATATCCCTTATTATATGGATCCGATGGATTGAATCTTAAAATAGGATCTCCAACTGGACCAATTTCTCCACTAAATGATCCAAGACTTTCATTATTATATAAATCTAATTTATTCATTGTATATGTTGTATTATAATCATTTATTACAATAATTTCACTAAGTTGATAACTTTCTTGTTCAGTGTCGCAAACTTGAACTAAAAATTTAGAATAAAAATCAGTTAGTGGATATTCATAAGCTTCCAAAAATGTATCCTTATTAAATTCTGAACTGGAGAAAGAATTACTAATATCATCTACTTGAAGAACCCTATTACTTAAACATTCAATAAAATCGGAAAGTTTTTTATTTTTAAATTTTATCAATGTTGAAGAATCGCCAACTGTATTATAATCAACAACTAGATCAAAATTATCAATAGTATCAATCCTCTTTTCTTGTACAAAGTCCAATGTTGTTAGCAAAGTTTCACTAGATCCTATGGAACTTCTTGCAGCAGAAGTAATTCCAACATCAGCAAAATTTTTAGTACCGATAGGGTGAACAAGATTATTTACATAATCTACAAAATTTATATATTCTATTGGACTTTGGACAGAGTATGCTAATGTTTGATAATAATCATTATCTGCTGTGACTTGAAGGTCAGTATTTAATTTTCCAATATCAGTTTTCCACCCAAGTTCTTTTTTGTTTGTAGAATCTATTGTATACCTTACATTATCATAATTAAATACTCTAGAAATTTTTGCAATTGCACCGGATGATACACCCCGAATAATATCGTAATTTTTGAGACTATTATTGGGATCAAAAATATTTAATGAATTACTTGAAGATTTTTTAACTAAAGCATTTGATACGTTACCATTTATAATTATATTTTCATTATCAACAAAATTATCTATTATTTGAGTTAGTTGGAATATGGGGTAATTTTTAATGTTTGTAATTGCAGTAAATTGTGATGGGGAAAATGCTGAAAATTCGGCGGGAATTTTTCCTGGAGTCAAAGTATATTCGCTGATATCATATTTTAAAATTGCTGGGTCTGTATTGATAAATTCAACAACTTTGAAGAAATTATATCCATGATCAATGGAATTAAATCCATCTCCAGGATAAGTTACAACTCCAAATTCATCTGTTTTTGAAGGTTTTACTATTCCCTCAACAAATACTAAATCACCAACTTCAAATGGTGGAATAGTATATCCAGTGATTGGTGGAGTTCTTATAATACATTCGACAATTCCATTAGTTGCACTAGTAATTTGTTCTATCGAAATTCCATTGCTGTTATTAATAGTAAAAATTTGATGATTTACTGATTCCAAACCTGTTGGTTTTTGTATAATATTGACTTGACTAATATTATTTTTACCCAACTGCACCTCAAATAATCCATTAAGTACTTTTTTTCTAGAAACCAAATTTACCAAATGTAATTCTGGTTTAGATACAATATTCTTTCCACCACTTAGAACTTTAACATTTTCAATTTTCTCATTATCACTTATAATGGCAATAGTATCAATCCGAGCATGTGCTCTTAATGATTTATCCGATGGATAATCATATCCATCATTATTAATTTCAATTTTTCCAATTTTTCCTATAGACTTTGAATTTAGTTGAAGAATGGAATTTTTTCCAAAACTTTTGGATACAATTTCTAAAATTTTTGGAAGTTTTTTGTAACCATAACCGGAGTTTAAAATTTTTATATTTGATATTCCACCCTTTGCAGATTTGGAGATAGTTTCATATTTTAAATATGAACATTCACTTTGAACATATGATAATTTTTGTGGAATATCATTTAATGAGATGTGAAAAGTTGTACTCCCAACTCCAGAAATTTTATATTCTTGATTGTATAACTCATCAACAAAAGAAATTTGATAATCTTCATCTTTATCATTATTAAATACCGGAATTCCATTTTTACTTAGACTGTAATATAGATTCTCTGGCAAATTTTCGCTAAAATTAATAGTTGATTCTGTTACAATTCCGGCATTATTGATCTTATTACTAACAGTAAAATTGGAAGTATTTGCTATTGAAACAAAGTTCTTATTAAATTGTTTGTCATAGAAAAATTCAAATTTATATCCTAACAATGAAGAATCTGAAAGATTAAAAACTAAATTATTATTCTTAATTGATAATATTCTTGGATTAATTTGTGATATTTCTTGATTATTTCCACCACTACTTCCAATAGAAATAATTGTTGGTGGATTTGATATTGAATCTATGTATGTCTCACAAAGTTGAATATTATTACTAGTATTCCTATACACATAATATTCACTAGTAGTTAAACCACTTATTTTAGTTCCAATTGCTTTATAAAATATTTTTTGACCAGTTTTAAAATTGTGGGAAGGTAGAGTTATAATATTACTAGTAACATTAACAGAACTAGAATTAAATCCTACAGGATTAATCAAAAGTTTGTTATAATTTTGTTCATACCTTACTCTTATAGAAGTAGAAGTTCCAATACCAACAGAAAGATTTGGTTTAATAGTGAGATTAATATAATCAGAATCCAATAAATCGTGGTTTTCAGATGTTGTTATTGTTGCGTCAATTTTTTTAACTGAACCTAATATTTGGTTGGATACGCTAGAAAAACTATAATCATACTTATTATTACCACTTGTTATAAAAAATAAACCATTAGTTTGTGTAGTCAAACCTACTTGAGTTACTATTCCGATAAAATCTTTGGATTTATTGATTATATAAACATGAGTTCCTATTCCCAAAGAAAATTGGGATGGTCCAGAAATATTAGAGACATTAATACTAGATCCCCCAGAACTTCCGGAAAATAAAACCCTCTGGTTCGTTTTAAACGGGTGATTTGGTAAATAAATGCTCTGTGTTGGAATTGATATATCTTTTTTATAATCTCCAATATAATACTCACGACTAATAGAAGATCCGGTATCAATACCAACTCCAATAGAAATTGTTGGATTGAAATAAACTATATCATTTAATGAAGAATCGAAATAATCAGTACTTAAATTAATATCAAAATAATTTGAATATACATTAACTATTGTTGAAGATGTATGTGAAGTCCCAACGGATCCTCTATCAATTCTAATAACATTTTGTTCGTTAAATATATTAAGAACTGAACAAGTCTCATTCTCAATAACAATAGAACTGCCAATACTTACAATATCTGGAATATTTGTAACATATATATCAGTTACTATTCCACTAGATGTCATTGCTTTTGTCAATCTTGTATTTGACCGATTTATCGATGTTTTGTGATTATTTGATAATCCCAAAATGTAAGTTGAAATACCAGTTATTTGAACAATATCACCATCTATTAATTCATGATATGGAGATATATGTGCAGAAATTGTATTATTATTTTTCCAAGTAAATATTACATTTTCGTAATTTTTAAAAGAAGTTTCTATTTTATTAATTTCTTTTCCATAAATTTTAGAAACCTCTACATAACATCCACTACCATCCGTTCCAGTATTATCAAAACTTATTGAATCTCCAACAGAATAATCTTCACCAGGTTCAATAATATCTATCGAATCAATTTTTCCAGATGTAATAGATTTTATTTTGGATATTTGTCTTAATTTTTTATTTACTTTTGGTAAAAAATCATTTGCAGAATAATCATTATTTACTCTATATGGAAATGTATTTCTAACTAATATTGAATCATTAAAATCAATATTTTGATCTATATAAGAGTTATCTTCAATATTAGATCTATAAAATTCTCCCACAAAATAAGGAAATTCTGGAATAAAATTTCCACTATTTGGATCAATTTTTATTCCAACATGATATGCATACACACCTTGTGGAAATTCTGGAGTTTTTTCAAATCTACCATTACTCTTATCCAATTGTCCAGAATCTTCAAAAGTATAGTCCTCAACAAAAAATCCTTCCGAAAAATCAGATATTAAAGGCCTATTATCTACATTTTCTATATTTAAGGAATATCCAGACTGCAATTTAATAATTTCCGAATTAAAATTTCTTGGATCACTATGTCCATATGGTCCATAAATTGGATTGCCGTCTCGGCACCACCCAATAATCTTGGAATGACCAGTATTTGTATCCGGATCGGCAAATAAGATTCCTTCTCTTTCTGGCAAATATCCACATACACCATATGCCAAATCACCATTATAATCAGTTAAAATTTGGTCAGAAAATCTCTCTACATTATTAATAGTTAATTCTCTAACAGAGACATCTAACTTTAAATTTTTACCAGGAACACTTACTTTAATTTGAGTATTTTCATCATACCCAATTCCACCATTAATAACAACTATAGAATTTATTCTTCCTTTTACAATATTGGCTCTCAATTCTGCCCCCAATCCAGATCCAAAAATATCTAAATTGATGCTGGATGGGTAAAAAGATCCTCCAAGTTGAATTTCAACTGCAACAATTCTACCATTAATTATAATTGGTTTTAACTGAGCACCACTTCCATTTTTTATCGTTACTGTAGGTTTTTTGTGAAAATTTAGAACATTTGATCCATAGTTAGTTCCAGATTCATACAGATAAGCATCTATAATTTCACCCCTAACTACGGGAGTTGCTGTTATTGTGCCAATAAATCCAGAATATTCAACTTCCAAATCTACAGAAATTTTTGGATAAGAAAAAATATGATATCCTGTTGGATTTGTCTCAAACTTAATTGGTTTTCTTCTATTATAATCCGTTTTAGATATTCCAACGTTTATATATCCAGCATCTGAAAGTTGAAAACTATCATTGGTATTTTTTAAAATATAATATTGTTTAGAAGTTGAAAGACCTAAAATAGAATCTAAGGATTCGTGCGAATAATTGATTATTTCCCCATCATTAAATCCGTGATTAATATAGTTAATCGTATTTGATATTGTTGAAATTCCGGAAGATTTTACATATAAAGACCTGTTAGTGTATCCAGATCCACCATCAAGAACATTTAGTTTAGATAATACTTTAATTTCATCATATTCTCTAAATTTATGAATTCCGCCAGTGTTTTCTGTAGTAAATCCAACTGTATTAATTCCACTGTTTAAATCTGATTGAGAATAATAAAGTTGTATTGCTTTTGTATTCAAAATTTTTGGATAATATACTGATCCGTTTTGCAAATATTTTTCCTGAGAAGTATTTGAACCATTGAAAGTTCCAATACCAAGTTGGGGATTTCCATTGGAATTGTAAACTATTTTTTGACCATTTTTTAATTTGTGAAAATCTGAAAAAACAATGGACTCATCAGATATATTAACTCCTCCACCCCTTGTACTTTGGAGTGCGTTAAATTCAATTTCTCTATATTGTGATGACAATATTGGTTCCAAAATTGCTCCAGATCCATTTCCACCAGATATTTTGGCAGATATAATTCTCTTGATGGAAACTTTTTGTGGATCTACAATTACGTTTTTAACTGATCCACTAACAACAACATTTGCTAATGCAGTTGTTCCCAACCCAACACTAGAATTAGAAATTATTATTTTTGGTGGGCTTATGACATCATAATCAATTCCACTATTAATAATTCTTAAATTTTTTAATGGACCATAAAAAATCTTATCATTAGATTTATAATTAATGATATCAACACCATTAATAAGTGTTCCAAGAGATCCTGGTTCTGTTGGAGTTTGACTATTAAAATTAAAATTTTGTTTTATAGGAAACTTGGTCAAAGATTTTTTTGGTGCCAAAATTTTTCCAAATTCGGAAGATAGTGTAAATTTATGGTTTCCTAATTCATAAATTTTATCAATTTCTATAAATTCTTCAGTTACAATAAATGATCTTGATGAATATAATCTTATTCTATTTTTACTAGACAAAACTTCAACAAAATATTCTGTATTATTTGTTAGTCCAATGATTGGTTTATTTGTAGTATGGGTGTAAATTACAGAGTCTCCTGTAATAAATGGGACATCATTTTCAAATTGAAAAACTAAAACTGAATATTTAAAAGTTTGATTATTTTGCTCAGAGATAAAATTGTCAACATCATCATTAGAATTTATATCTCTAGATGCAATTTTTATAGATTTTTCTATAGTATTTGATGGTAAAGAATTTGATGCAACGTAAATATATTCTTCGTTTTCATTATAAGTATTCTGTACATTTGAAAGAATATTTGGATATTTTAATACTACAGAATTATTTGAAGTTGATGCATAATCATATCTTCTAATAATACTTAATTTTTGGTCAGAACTTACTCCGGGTATTTTTTTATCTAAAAATACTTTATTACCATCAATTGAAGTTATGGGAACATTTTCTAAAACCGTATCTACAGAATCTTTTTTAAAAATATCAATACGATCATTTACTTTTAATGATGATTTATCTGGAATTTCATATAAGGTTATTCCGGCAGTATTTTCAGCAATATTAGAAACTTCGGATATTTCATATCTGGATCTAATATTATAGATCCATGAATTAAATAATATTTCTTTAAATGAATTTCCAGAATTTAAAATATTATCACCAAAATTTTCAAATAAAATATTATCATTAACATTTGCATAGTTTAAATTATCAACATTTTCTAAATTTGAAAGAGATGCTTGTACTATTAATTCTATTTTTTTAGTTAAATCGCCATTTTCATATCCATATATAATTTTTTCGGACCGTATGTCGGATCCTGCTAAAATATTTTCTAGTACATTAGTACACCCATAAAATTGATTAATAGACTTATCACTATAAGTTATAACTCTATCATTACAAATAAATGATCCACTAACATCAAAACCAACAGTAGAATCAACTGTTATGACAGATGATCCTATAGAAATATTGTCCGATATTTTAGTTTTTGGAGTAATTGCAAATTTTCCAAAAATTAAAGTGTTTTCATCATATCCAGAAAATAGTTCAATTTTATATAAAATTTTATCATTTCTTGTTATAATATCAACCTTTGATACTGGTCCAGATGCACTTCCATCATCACTTCTTATTTCTTCTCCAACAAGATTATATGGATTTGATTCTGGCGTAATTAATTCTGCAATTAAAACTTCTCTACGGATATATTCACTTTCGGAGGGTTTTAGTAAAAAATCTTCAGTATTTAAAATTTTTGGATCGGTATTATAAAGAACATTGAATAAAATTTTAAACGATTCATTTGTACCTTTAGAAGCATAAAAATCTCTTACTCTTTTTAGAAAATTATCAACTTTTAAATTGGGACTGAACTCAACACCATCAAATCCTGGAGCAAATGAATATTTTAATTTTTTATAAAATTCTTTTAAAAATAATGAGCTTAAATTGGTGACAGGAGAATGTACATTATGTGAAGATGCTTTTGATGTAGAGAACTCAAGTTCTTCTGGGTTAATGGGTTGGTGGTAATCTACAATACCACAAAATCCACGAATACATCCCGTAAAAGTGTTTGTAGTAATTCCAGTATAGGTTATAATTTCATCATCGATCTTCAGCAATCCATATTGAGATGGAAATCCTTTAGTACTTGTTACTGTAATGATTCCAACAGTAGAGGTAATATTTGTAGTAAGACCAATATTACCAGCAATAACTTCTGGAGTTAAGTTGTCAAACTTTAAATATTGATCCAAATTTTCTGCAATATCAACTGGACCTCCAGGATATTCTTGAGAAATATAATATTGCTTCAAAAATTCTGAAAATTTTGGATTCTCATCCAAAATAAACTCAGGAAGTTGATTAACGATAATTTGTTGTATTTTTACTCTTTGCTCGAAACCTGTACTTATCATATTACCTCGTTAAATTTCCGTTTGAGTAGCTTGAAGTTGATGGGAAATTAACTCCAGAAATTTGCTCCCCAGAAGAAATTGTATCTTTTACCATATTTATTGAACTTTTTGTAACATCAAAAACAACATATAAATCTTTTAACCCAATAACATCATTTGAATCTGGATATGCTTGAATTTCGACAATATTATTTGGTAATGAAGTTCCTGTAATTTTTATAGTATTAACTAAAATTTCTCCAGTATCATAATTAACTGTTCCTATTGATTTTTTAACTACTTCAAGTAAATTAGTAGAATCGTTTCTCCTAACAATTGCCAACGATCCAATATTACTATCCGCAACCGGAACATCAACAAAGAAAGCAGTTCCTATAACATCAGAAATAGTAAATCCGGTACTTTTAATATTATATTTCCCAATTTCTTTGTGAAATTTATTTCCAAAGCACAATTCATATTGTGAAAATGTATTTGGTGATATTACACAATTTAAGTTCCTTCTAATTTTAACCTTGGTGATATTTGAAGTAATATTGGTGTCAGAATTGTCGATAATTTGTACAATTTTACTATATTTAAATCTTCCTCCAAATTTATTTAAATCTGTAGATTTTGAATAAACATCAAGATTTGATATTATTTTGGACTGCAAATCACTAACGTTTGAAATTTTGGAAGAATCATAATAAACAGATGAATCAATCTCAACATATAATAGTTTTAAATCAATAATTTTTTGATTTATTCCAATAATACTATATTGCTTCAATTTTGAAAGAATATTAAACTTTGTAAAATCAGAAATTGTATATGCATTTTTAGGTTTTATGCTGATAAAAACATTTCCATATTGTGGTGGAACCAATTCTTCTCCACCAACAACGGAAACAGATTCTGTATTTGGATATACTGACTGAATTATTGCCTCATAGTCCTTTGCTGTAACCGCCCTGTACTGTGAAGAATAAACTCTAGGGGCAAAGTACTTAATTGAATCAATTGATTCAATGTCGCCTCCTCCAGATGCCCCAAAGTTTGTTAAGATAGATACAGTTCCTACTGGTTCTTGTGATATTCCTAATGAATTAGTTATAGATCCAGAATAAGAAAATACTGAAGGTCCATTACCATCAATACCATCAGTTATAATATAACTTATCTTTACAGTAACTCCGTTCTCCAATTTTTTACCAAGGATTCCATCACCAAATAATATTTCATATTTTTCATCTTCAATTTCTTGAATTAGAAAAATTTCAGATGTTTTATCAATCTTAAGAATATTATCTACTTTTTTATACTCAACTTCATTTCCAGAATGAATTACTTTAACAATAATTGTACTCGTATCAATATTTGGATTATCTAAAATAAATTTTTGACTGATTGAATTATTAACTACAAATTCTTTCGTTAAGAATACTCCCTGACAAATCTCTAGATTATTAAATGCTGCTATTTTACTATTTGTATCAACAACTGTTGCAATGTCCTCCGGAATTGAAAATGTGTAGGATGTATTTTCTACCGATCCTACACAAACAAGTCCTGCTTTAAGAATAATTTGACTTGGTGAAGATGCTGCAACTGGAAGATTAACGTTAAATGATATATTTGCCTTCGCACATGTTTTTGATCTTGGAACATATCCAACGTTTCTTGCAAGTGATATTACATTATCTCTAATAGTTGCAGAATCCAAAAAGGATTCATTAACTATCATATTCGAATTGAACGCAGTAATGTAAGTATTATATGCGAGAGTGTCTATTAAGACGGAAAAATTTGAACCTTCGAAATCAAAATCCGTAAAATTAGAATTTGCTCTTAAGTAAGTTTTAATTGATGTTTTTATCTGATCAAAATCTAGATCAGCAAATTTTGTAAAAGGCATTTTATCTTGTTGCCTCTAAAATGTAATTAAATGTTTGTGATGGAAAATCTTGCCCAATGATATTAAAAAATACGTTTATTTCAAAAGCATTATCATCAGGTCTTGGGTCTACTTCAACCTTGACTTTATTTACTCTTGATTCATAATTATTAATTGCAATCTCAACTTGTTTTTGAAGTAACGATGCAGTACCAAAATCAATAAATTCGAATAAAGTTGTTTTTACATCAGAACCAAATGTAGAATTGAAAAATTTTTCACTTGGAACTGTTTGTATAATATTGCGAATTGATCTTTTAATAGCATTCTCATCAGTTAAAACGAGAATATCCTTAGTTACTGGATGCATGTCAAAAGACAAACTAATATCCTTAAATTTTCTGGATATTCTCGTTGCAGACATTAAAGAATTTAACTATTTTTTTTATTTATATGAACTACCAGGAATGACCATATGATGGTTCAGTTCCATAATCCCAATCATCATAGTCATTATCATTGCGAATTTTTTGATGCATTTGTTCGGTGAGATTATATTTATTTTTTGGAATCTCATCGTGCATAATTTCTTGAATCACTTTCCTATTATCCGAATAATCCGTCACTAATTTTGTGGTTCCCCACATTGTGTGCATGTAATTAGAATCTCTATCGACTGGTAAATTTGACATTGTAGCTCCTGTTTTTTGGTAAAAAACAGAACTTTTTTTTGAAGGAGGTTGCTATCTCCCCTACATCTATTTAACGATCAATTTCCCGAATTGAATAATCATAAGAATCCAGATACTTTAAAAGTTCCAATGCAATTAACCGAGGATTTCCTTCACCACAGGTATAAACGTCTATTGCCAAACAACCTTCTTCTGGCCAAGTATGACAAGAAACATGACTTTCTGCAAGTGAAATGACAATCGTACATCCTTGAGGTACAAAACAATGTTGAAAGATGTTTAAAATTGTCATTCCGGCACGGTTAATTCCCGTAACCATCACCTTTTCAAGAGTAGTTGCATCATTAATTAAGATGTATTTGACATTATACACCTCTAATAAGAGATGCTTGCCCATCGAGAAACGTTCCAAGATAAGGAGATCACACTAAAAGATTATTTATTTTAAAAATCTAAAATGTTTTCACGAGAAAAGGTAGAATTTTTTTGAATTCTAATGTCCTTATTTCTAAATGTCCAACATATGCCACCATCATCCAAGAACACAATCCATTCAAGATCATGTTCTTGTGATCGGTCAATTAAAAAAAATGCCCAACCATTACCTTTTGGAGTAACGACTGGGATTTGGGGGTTTAACTGAAGCATTTTTTATTTGCCCTGTCCTCTATACTTCTTACGCGCTTTATTACGAGACGATGCCGCATACTTTGTATTAGAACCGCAGCCTTGACGAGTATTTTTGGGATTAGACTCAATAATCTTAGAGCCACTCAATGATTTTTTAATTGCCATAATTAATCTCCGATAATTTCAGTTTCTAAATCTTCTGGTTTTGGAGAACCTGACTGGTAGAATTCTACCGCCAGATCCTCCATAGTATCGAAATATTCTTCCTCTGTAAGATTTGAATATATCTTTCTACCCTTACAAAGAATATTGTAAGATCTGTTAGCCATTCGTCAAATAACTCTTGTTTTTTCGTGACCGACTCTAACACGAGGATCGCACCAAATTTCAAATCCTGCTTCCTTCGCATCTAAACAGAACGATACATCTTCTCCACACATGTCCTGAACATCACCAGAATCAAAGACTTGCATCTTCGGTGCAAACCAAGGATACTTCATTTCAGAATGTTCAAAAACTCCATTCTTGATCAGTACCCATCCAAATCCAGTATAATCAACTGTAAATGGTTTGCGGCGCTTAGAGATGCTATCCAGAGTTTCGTGATTCATGACTCCACCATTATTGCGGAAATCATCTTCCTCTAACCAGTGTGCAACTGATGTGGTGTGACCATCTTCGGTACAATACCATCCAGCAGCAATGTCCTTCTCCATAAGAACAAGTTGAAAGAATTTTTCTGTATTGAAAACAATATCAGAATCAATCCACAACTGCCAATCATAAGGAAGTTTTCCGTCCCATGGTAATTGATCTGGTCCACGAAGAACATTTGCGCCCAGGCATTTGCAACGGGCGAAATTTACCATTGATGAATAGTCCTGTGAGATTTGAATGCTTGCCCCTGCCTGAACAATATCAAAACAGAGTTGCACAAAACTCTTGAGGTAAGTATATGAAACTCCTCTACCAGGCAAGCAGAATACGATGGATTTTCCACGTATCATTTCTTTTGCCAAATTATAATCCCATTCAGGTTCTTGTGTTGCTGTGGGAGTCTTTGCTTTAACCGTAAATCCTTTAGCCATAAGTTAGTACAATTACACGTATATCATACAATATTATGTATGAGTTGTCAATAGGGCGAATCTTTAATCGTGTTGGTATTCTGAAAGTAATACTTCATTTCCTTCCACATTAAATTTAATCTCAGTATCTTCATACCAAGAAAGATCGTTGGCGATCCACTCTGGAATTATAACATAATATTCACCAGTAATGGGATCGACTTGTATGGGGCGAATATTTTTCCCAGAATTTTTTTGCATTTTGAACTATATGAATTTTATCTTTCAAAATTATATAGTAATTACTAATATTGTGTGAGACCTGGTGGGCAATTTTTTATACTGAAAATTTTTTTGTTTATTGTGTAATATAGACCTAGCTTGGGTAACACTTTATAGCTTGAGGGATCCATTGGGTTTTAGCCACGGCGCCCGCCCCCCACAAGGACGCAACGCCATAACACTGCCCCTGCCACGAACGAATAGGGGGTGGGTGTGCCACCCCCCGAACCGTCACTTCACGTCGCCCAGGGCGCTGGCGGTGGTGCTCATCCGGGTGGCGCTGCTGCCTGCTGCTCCACCGTGGGTGCGAACGCGGGTGCTGCCGCCCTTGATGCGATCTGCCCAGCGGAGGGCAGCGGCACCGTGGGCAACGGGCAGGCGGGTGATGCTGAACTGGGTGCCGTTGATGGTGGTGGTGGTCATCGGTTGGGTTGCGGTTTGCTTTGGAATTGTAGTCGGTAATGGGGAGGAGGTCAACCCCCCCCCGTTGGATCAACCCACCAGGGCGGCAACCATACGGTCCCGCTTGCGGATGGCGGTGGGGTAGATGAACCACTGGTCACGCTTGCCGTTGCTCAGGCGGATGGCATCGATGATGCCGTCGTTCTCCATATCCACCATCACGGCATGGATGGTGCCTTTGTGGCGGCGGGGGTCCATACCCAGGGAGCGCACCAGATCGGAGCAGGTCATCGGTCCCTTGCTGATCAGAGCGGAGCGAACGGCGGTGCGGATGATGGAGGTGAGCATCGGGTGCGTTGCGGTTTGCTTTGGAATTGTAGTCGATGGAGGGGGCACCCGTCAAGGTGCCCCGCAGGGGTCAGGCGGCGATGGGCAGGATCGCTCCTTCCGCCAGGAAGCGGTGGAAGCAGCTCCCCCAGGAGATCGGTTCTGCATCTTCGTAGTCGTCCTCCTGGCGGATAGCATCCCAGTCGCTGGCGGCGCTCCAATCGCGGAAGGCGTAGCGGTACACGGTGTCGCTGCTGTTGAACAGGACCAGCAGTTCGGCATCGTTGTCGTTGTTCACCACCAGTGCCCAGGAGCGCATGGCGCTGCTGAACACGGAGTGCCCCAGGGTCAGCATCTGGTCGGGGGTGAAGGCGGTGGCGATGGTGGCGGGCATCGGATCGGTGTCGGTTGCTTTGGAATTGTAGTCGGTGAAGGGGGCAGGAGTCAACCCCCTGCCCCGGTGGGGGTCAACCTGCCAGGAAGTCGTTCCAGTCAGCGATCCGTGCCTGACGGTCAGCGATGGCATTCCAGCACTTCAGGTGAGCGTCGTTGATCTGGCGGGTCTGGGGCTGCTCCTCCAGCCAGAACAGTTCGCAGAACAGTTCGTCAAGGGAGAGAGCGTTCAGGTCGGTGGCAGGGGTCAGGGTGGGCATCGGGTGCGGTGCGGTTGTCTTTGGAATTGTAGTCGATCAGGGGCAGGGGGTCAACCCCATTGAGCAGAGCGCCACCCAGAAACTGGGCAGGTGCGGGAAGTGCCGTCGAAGTGCAGGTCTGCCAACTCAGCAGCACCATACCCGTCGATGCCTGCCTTCGCCATTGCCTGCCCATAATTGTCTGGGCGGTGGGAGTTGAGTTGAGGGCGCCCCTTTGCCACGTTGGTGCCCACCCAGATCGTCTGGCGGGTGGTGAGATCGGTTGCCATGCTCAGGAGTGCCATCGGATCGGTTGCGGTTTGCTTGTGAATTGTAGCACGGGGGATGCCCCTCACCAGAGGAGGGGAGATCCGTTTTTGTAGGATCCGATGATCATCCCATCCTGGCGGATCTCAGCGTACCCAAACTCCTCTGAGAGATCCAGGCACAGATCCCAGGCACGGTCTTCGTCGATGGTGGTATTCTCCCAGGGAGCAGCGGAGCAGATCACGTCGTAGCGTTGCATGAGTCGGTTGCGGTTGTCTGGGGTACTGTAGCACGGATAGGGGCGAACCCCTCAGATCCCGTTGAGGAAGTCGTGGAGTGCCTCATCGTATTCTGCCTTGGTGGCATAGGTGCGCCCGTGGATGGTGCGGGGGTAGGTGGCATCCAAACCAGCGGCGGCAACGTTGCGGCAGTCCTGTTCGTCGTATCCCATTTCGATCAGGGTGGCAACGTAGGGGTTGGAGGTCATCGGATCGGTGTCGGTTGGTTCGGGAGAATTGTAGCACGGATGGGGGGTCAGTCCCCCATCGCTTCCTTCAGAGCGTTGAACGCTGCCAACCAGTGGGCAGCGTCGGAGTCGTGACCTTGGATCTGGGCATCAGCAGAAAGGCAGATCAGAGCAGTGCGGATGGTCCCCCACGTGCCTTCGGGCAGGGTCACGCTGGTGAGGGTTTGGGGGGTCCAGGTGGTGGTCATCGGATCGGTTGCGGTGTTCTTTGGTATTGTAGCAGATCAGAAGCGAACTGCCCAGTTCGGATCGGTCAGGCAATTCACCCAGGCGCACCAGGTGCCGTCAGCGGAAACGCAGAACAGGTCGTTGCCATCACGCTGCTCCACGGTCACCAGGGGGTTGCCTCCCATCTGGTTTGCCAGGCGGTTCTTCGCCTTGCTGCTGATGGGGGTCAGGGTCACGGTCATCAGTCCGTTGCGGTTGAGAGAATTGTAGTCGGTAGAGGGGGCAGGTGTCAACCCACCCCCGTAGGGATCAGAACGCCACCAGTTGATCCAGTTCCCACTGGGGCACGGTGGCAACGTCGCCGCCGCAGTTCTCTGCCAGCCAGCGGTTGATGTGCTTGCTGGTGGTCACGCTCCACTTCGTCGCGGTGCGGATCCAACCTTTGCCAGGCACCAGGGCGGCAACGGGGGTTTGGTAGGAGAACAGAACGCAGGTCCCGTTTGCCAGTTCCACTTCGGTGCTGGTGATGGTCACTTGCTTGAGGCGCATGGTGGTTCGGGTGGTGAACTGAAATCACTATAGAGGCAAAGGGGAGGGGCATTGCCCTCCGCTGTGCCACCTAGCGGGTTGGCACAGTATGCTCAGAAGGCGATGGCATCAAGTGTAGCGTCTGCGCCAAACTCATCAGATTCGTCAACACTATCGCCCAGAACAATAGAGTCAAGAATTTGGAGCATTTGGTCGCCGTTGTTGCCAGCTTTGAGGAGAGAAATCGCAAGGTCTTTGGTCATGAGAATTGGGGGATTGTAGTTTGTTGGCAGTCTTTGAGGCGCTGCCGTTCCTGTCATCACCGCTCCAGTTGTGCCAGCGATGAGGGGCAGATGTGGGAGGGCGATCCGCAGGAGCGGTAGAACTCTACCATGCGCTCTGCCTCCTCCAGGTCTTTGAACCACTGGGAGCGCCACTCACACTGGTTGTAGGGGGTCTGGTAGCGAACTTCGAAGCGCATGGGGATGGGTTGCGGTTGAGAGAATTGTAGCACGGGAAGGGGGGCGGTTGTGCCCCCCGTAGGGATCAGAGATCAAACAAGTCGCTGTTGAGTTCAACCCGGTTGATCTCAGGATCGTTCCACTTTACACCGTCCGGGGTCTCTTTGCTGCCGCAATCGTAGATCGCCTCCAGGAGGTCTTCGTAGCAGCAGATGTCATTCTCCTGGATGTAATCTTGAAAAGATTCGTCATTCTGAATCCAGAGTGCAACGTTCCAGGTCTTGTAATTGGTCCAACCGTTGTAGGTTTCGTCCAGCAGGTTGGTCTGAAAGCGGGTTGCGGTTGCCATTGTGGTTCGGGTGTTGAACTTGTTCAGTGTAGCACGGGAAGGGGGGCGATGGCGCCCCCCAGGGGGATCAGATGGCGCTGGTCCCCTTGCTCACCCACAGCGCCAGGCGCATTGTGCCTGCCTTGCTCACCTGCTGGGCGGTGCGCCCTTTGGCAACGGCAGCGGTCTTCAGGCACTGGCGCTGGGCATCGCTCATGCCGATGATCACGTTGCGGGCGTTCTGGAGGAGTTGCTGCTGGGTCATGATCGGTTTGGTTGGTTGAACTTGTTCAGTGTAGCAGATCGGGAGGAGTGAGGTGGGGGCAGCGTGTGCCACCCCCGCAAGTGTCACTCCTCAGGTCCGAAGCAGCACTCTAGGGAGAACTGCTCCAGTGCCTGGTCGTCATCCCAGGCGAAGAATTGCTCCTCACACTCCAGGTCTTCCCAGAAGGATTCCTGTTCGTCGATCTGGAGGTTGTCGGTGAAGCAGAGAGCGGTCATGGGGTGAATCCCTCAGGAACAAAGGTAGTATGGCACGGGTGAGGGTGCCGTGAGGCACCCGTGTGCCAGTTGCTCAGGCGGCAACTTGGGTCAGTTGCTCACTGCGAATGGAGGTGTTGATGAAGCGCCCCACAGAGTCGCTCTGGGTGATAACCTCAGAGAGTTGAGAAACGAATTGCTCAACATCGGCAACACCGTAGGTGTAGTCACGCCCACCGTTGAAGGTGATCGTAACCTTGCCATCTTGCACATCGGAGATGTTTTCGATGGCGGAAGAAGTGAATTGGAACATGATAATAAAAAGGGGGTTGTTTTGAGTGAAGTGTTTTGAGCGGGATGCTTCACCCCCGCTTGTTGAATGTATTATGGCACGGGTTGGGGGCAGTGCCTAGGGGTCTTGTGCCACCTAGTCAACTGGCACATCGCCTAGCAGTTCGGGACTATATTCTGATATATGTTCCATTAGAGTTTGATCACTATAGGTGGACAGATTTTCAATCAAATTATCATAGACAAAACGTTCCATTGTTTTATAATCCATCCCATCTAGGATCTGCTGAGCATAATCAGCAATGAGTTGATCGCGGTCGAATGTCATTTTGTTTAGGAAAGAACGTGACGGGTCAGGCAGCAAGCACAAGTTGTGCTACTTTATCCTCTCCTACACGTTCTTGCAACTTATCAAAAATGAGTTCAAATTGTTGAATCATATTTTGATAATAAGCAGCACCTTGATGATCTCCATCATCATACACTCCTTCTTCTACAAGTTGAAGAGCAGATATAATATCATACAACTCACCAGATGTAAATGAAATTGAAGTCATTTTGTGTGCTCCTTGATGTAATCTTCAATGCAGTCAAATGCCTTTTCTAAAACATAATCAGTTTCATCCAAATCGTTGAGGACTTTGTTAGTGATTTCCTCACTACAATACACCTCTTCACCATCATCGTTCATCTCAAATACATCCTCCTTAGTGAAGATGAACGCAGCACAAGATGCGTTGGCACCTTGTTGCTCAATCAAACGATCTACGCTCTCTTTAAGTTGTTGAAGTGTGCGGTTCATTAGAAATCATCCAAACAGTGACGGTATTCTTGATTGAGACGAATCATAACATCGTCCCAGAACTCTTTGTCATCATCATCGTTGTATTGGTTGTTTTCTTCAACCAAACGAATCAGATTGTTGAGATCATCCGAAGTGAGGTAAGTCATTTCCTCAGAGGAGAATTGAAGTAACGAGTGAAGCATAGCACCACGATGATGCCAGTGGAGATGACACCGACCAGTCCGAGAACTGTCACAGTGTCGCCAGTGAAATTGAGAGTGTCAGGCATAATCAATAGGTACGAAGTGCGGCAACTTTAGCATGGAGTAGAGCAACATCTGTGCCCACAATTTCACTCACTTCGTCCCAATCATCGTGGAACTCAATGAGTGTCAGCAGGGTACGAATGTCCTTTTGGTTGAGTTCTAGAACTTCCATAGTTTCAGAAGTCGTATTTGGAGTTGAGTTTAGATTCAAAGGATTGCTCCACTTCTTCTTCATCAATGTCGATGTCAAAGATCTCACCAGGGGCATCTTGAATCTCAATCCAGAGGTCGTCGTACATGGTGGGGTGTCTCAGGAACAAAGATAATGTAGCAGGGTTGAGGGGCGCTCGGCGCCCCGATGTGCCAGTTCAGAAGGTGTCACACATCATAGAGTTTGTGGCGATCAATCTGCTCTTGATAGAGTTCGCAATCGCCCTGCACGAGTTCTCCACATTTTTCGGAGAAACCTAGCATGATGTTTGCAACAGAAACATAGTGATCACAAATTGTCTTCAGAAGTTCAGGGTTCTTCTGAATCGTGGTGCAGAGATCAGCAGAAGTCATGAGGTGTCTCAGGAACAAATGTAATGTAGAACGAAACGAGGCAGGTGTCTAGGGGTCTTGTGCCACTTCCTCAACTGGCACATTAATAGATCGAGCATCGGTTATAATCTTGATACCATCTTCAAAGACTTCGGCATATCCATATGTTCCTGCTAATGTACCACACAACAACTGTGCAGCATATCTGTCATCTTCAATTGTGACATTTTCTTGGGGTGCAGAAGGAACAACAACTTCGTAGATCATGAGTTTAAGTGAAAAATGTATTCAGTTTATGTATATAAAGGGGGAAGCATCTTTGCCTCCCCCCGATCTATTCAACTCATGCATAGGCAAACTGAGAACCAAGGAAGTTGCGGAAGTTGTTGATTGCTGCCACGATCTTGTGGCGGTTGTTGTACACTACCACGGCACCCTCGTATGCAAGAATACTCACAAAGATCGTGGCAGCAATGATACGAATCGCAGCAACCTTGAGATGCTTGTGAAGATAAGTGCGGTAGAACTTACCAACAACAAACCCGGCATTGTAGGTCTTTTGAATAGCATTGCCCAGAAAGTTCAGCACCCAGAGAATAGCAGTAATGCTGAAGATTTCAGAACCAATTGCATAGATCTTGGTGCCGTATGCAATGGCAGTTTCAGTCAACTCCACAGCAGTTTCAATAGCATTCAAAGCAGGAATAGCAAAAGTCATTTTCTTTGGTGGCGAGAGGGAATGTAGAGAGGTCTCAACCACGAGTACATCATAGCGCCTCGGGCACCCAGGTCAAGGGATTGTCACACTCCGTAACATCAGAGGTTCTTATCAGACTCATCAGCACCTCTAATGGTTCAGGGGCTTGACACATCTTGTAATCTTGAGTATAATACCTTTGTTAGGTTTGATGATATTAATATAAAGCTTTAATATTATACTTTAAAGAGATGCCGAAGGCATACCCCGAAGGGGTATGAGTTGATTATATCAAAGCACACCTAGATGGTGTGGGGAGGGGTGAGTGGGGTGAAGCACATATTCTTGCACATAAGATAAGAAAAAAGGCAGGGGAACCACCCCCCGCCTTTAACATCCAATCAATGAAAACACCTATGAATTATCTTTGCTCAACCTGGGTAACTTTAGATATAGATGAGGCAAACCCATTCCTCGTGTTATGTATGATGTCGTCAAGATGCACATGTATCTTATGTGCATCTCGTTGTAATATGATACACTCAGTCATATGATCTCGTGCAAGATGCACATAAGATACATGTGCATCTCGTATGCATCTCGCACGATCTCGTAACAATCCTACCAGTTGTTGGAGAACACGAAACCATCTTGGAACTCGTAGTCATAACGAAGTCCCTGATCCCAGGTTGCCTGCCAATCAACAATCACAAACGAAGGAATGTCTAAACCATACACATCAGTTGTGAATTGCTCGGCAAAATCACGCTCCGATTCGTATTGCCCCTGATAGGCATCTTCAAAGTTGTCAAGATTTTCTTCGCCGTAGATTTCCACGAAGGTATCTACGGCATCTTGTCCATAATCACCACAAAGGCGACCATAGGTTTTTTGATACTCCTCGGAGATTTCGGGTTCGGGTGTCTTATCAAGAAGTCCCTTTGCGTCCAGCAACTCAGTGTAGAACTGAGTATACTTGAGTTTGCCATCAATTTCATACCCACAGGCACGAACGATTTCAGACATTTTAGCAGGTGTTTCTTGTGCCTGCATCTCGTTCACCAGGGTGAGCAGATCGTTTCCAGTCAGCATGAGGTGTCTCTCAGGTACGAATGTAATGTAGAACGGATTGGGGGGCATTGCAACCCCCCTTGTGCCACTAGTCAGACTGTCACATACATCACTTTATCAGGGTTGCGGTAGATGTTATCACCATACCACACTTCCAACTTCAAAGTGTTACCATAGAAGTTGCTCGGGATACCATAACGAAGAAACCCTGAAGTTGTCTTGTAGTGACTAGTCAAACGCTGATTATTCATTCCACACTGATCATAACTGCCATCGGCATTCTGTCGGGTGTAGATAATCTTCATGGTGATCAGTTTGGTTGGAGTTTGAGTTTGAGTGCTTTGAGTGCTTGCTTACGGGATTTGATTTTCCCCTTACACATTCCCTTGGTTCGCTTATGCTTACCAGAGTTGTGTTGCCAGTTGGGGGTCATTGGAATCCCTCAGGAACAAAGGTAATGTAACAGGGCAGCAGCAGGATCGCAACCCCCCTTGTGTCAGTTCTCAAACTGCCACATCCTCCAGCAGCAGTTTGTGAATTCGATCTGCCTCCTCTAGGATATCACCATCCAGACGATCCCATTCTACCCAATCGTAGGCAGATCCTGCGGTTTCGTATGAACCATCGGGCAGCAGGGGAGCATACATCAAAACCCGCTGATTGTTTGCATCCAGTTTATAGGTGCAGTTGTTCTTGGTGGATTTAACGAAAACCATTGGATCTCTCAGGAACAAATGTAATTTAACCCCTCACGGATCAAAGCGCAAGGGGGTGTGTGCCACTTTCACACCTGGCACATTTGCACAAGGCGATTACGAATGTCAATTAACTCCATCTCATCAATATCTGCAGAGTCTAAATCTACAGGAGCAAACTCTTCTAGATTTACACTACCATCAGCATAAATGGGAGCATGGTACAATTCATTCCCATCTTCTTGCGGAGGGCAAAGAGTGAATACACAACCGTAGTGAGGAAGAGTGAGGAAAACCATGGGGTGTTTGTGTTGAACGAAACCAACATAAACCAGATTTGGGGTACTTCAAGGCAACACTGTGCCACTACTGCAATTGGCACATCATTATATCCAGACACCAAAAAACCCTCATATTTTTGACACTTCAAAAACACGAGTTAGTGATATTCTATTCCGACCGCATTCGGCACATCGGGAAACCTATAGTTAAACCCTGTTAGCCTATTAAACTCTAACACTCAGTTCTTATATCTGTCAGATTGATTCTTGGTCCCGTAGGAGAATTCAAGAGCTGCTCTATGATATAATGATCTAAGTGCTATTATTTATATAACTTTGTGTCAATTTTTAAACTGGCACAAGACTAGAGACGAGCATAATCTTTGATGCTAGAATGAACTTCTTCATCACCTTGAAGTTCTAATAACTCTTTCCAGTCAAGATCTTCCACATCTAGATCATCATAACACATGATGTCTAATGTAACACGTACAAGGCGTTTCTGTGCGATCATGAGTGTCTCGTGCGATGTGTGAGTATTCTATCATGCATAATGCCTGTATGCAAGCGTTTCGTAATCTTGCCCATCTCGTGTGTATTCCTCTTCAAGATCCTGTGCATATGCATCGAGATCCTGCCCATAATCGTTGCTGTAAGTGTAGTCGAGATCGTAATCGTCGTACATAACTCGTAAGGGTCCTGTGAGGTACTGTATGATTATAGCACAAATCTCGACGAGATGCAAGTATGATACCTGAGATCTCGTGCGAGATTGTTGTATGTATATATGCATCTCGTGACGATTTATGCCGTTTTATGAAGATCTCGTAGTATTATGATGTCTTATGAATCTCGTGCGGATCTCGTAGTATTGTACTGTATTATGATGTCTTATGAGTCTCGTAGCGATCTCGTATGAGTCTCGTGTGGATCTCGTAACGTTTTGTGGCGCCGTGGGGGGTAAAACTTGACAAACTGCACGTTTTATGCTATGCAGGCTTAGTCCACAAGAACCAGAGGTATTATAAGGTATTAAAGGGGCATTAACAGAAGAACCAGAGGTATTATAATGTATTAAAGGGGCATTAACACAAGAACCAGAGGTATTATAATGTATTAAAGGGGCATTAACACAAGAACCAGAGGTATTATAAGATATTATAAGGTATTAAAGGGGTATTAATCAACATTATAAGAAATTAACCTAATATAAACAAATATTAACACACTATTAAAATTAACTCACACAAGTACAAGTACATTTAACCCAAATATAACCTTAATGTACTTATAATTATAAATTAGTAATAAGTACATTCAGCACTATGAACTCCCGCTACCGCATACTCAGTGAATTGGAGGATTTTGAAGATTTTAGTGGATATTCCATTGATGTATCTGGTAATCTTTGGTCTCTCAAATACAAACAACCTAAACTACGAAAACCAGTATGGACTGGACAGGGAGAATGTAGTTACCTGGCCTGTAGATTACGTGATGATAATGGAAAGGCAAAAACACTCTACATTCATAAACTTGTTGCTCTTGCATTCCTTCCTTGTGATGATCCTTCCCGTAGAGTATCTCATAAGAATAGAAACAGATCAGATAATTGTTTAGATAACCTAGAATGGATTGCGAATAAACCAGACAAGAAACAAGCACTCAATTACATACTACACGAATCACTGGTTGATAAGATATTGCAGGTACATATCGCAGCACAGAAGAAAGGAATTAAAGTCGGTGATTCATATACATTCACCACACAGATGGTAGAGAATGCAATTGATTCTTACATTATGCAATATGGTCTACGAAAGGTGATGGTATGATTCACCACTTACGCACAGGACATACGGCAGCACTATAAGATGTCTTATCTTCTAGAAAACAACCACACTCTGTACATCTAACCTGTTCTTCGTGATAGTATTCACATCCCTTACATATGTCCATTCTTTGTTGTTGAACTTCATCAGATGCAAAGATTTGATTACCCTTCACTGCATCCATAATTACATCTTGAATAAGTTTTGTCAGATTTTGTGCCTGATCTGAAAAGGAAGGAAATTCGCTCATTTTACCACTTTTGTAATGGGCATGTTGCCACTGTTAATTTAACTTTGTGCTCTAGAAAGCAACCACACTCTCTACATCTCTTCTGTACATAATTATATGAATCGCACGACTGACAAATACTCATTCTTTCATTTTGTATCTGTTCGGATATGAATAGATCTTCATCACTGGCAACAGCATCTTTAATTGTATGAATTAAGTTGCTTGCCTGTTGAAATACAGATGGAAATTTATCTTGATTCATATTGTTCTAGAAACTGATCCATACGTTCTTCCCATTGTGTTTTATCATATCCCCACTTATCAATTGGGCATTTTTCGGCAACGTATTGAATTTTCTGTGTAAGAGCACATCCACACTCCCCACAGATATTCCCGTCTGGTTTATAGAACTTACATCCACCGCAGATCTTCATTCTTTCTTCCTTTACCTCATCACCACAGAGTACAATGGCACCAGGATCACCATGAACAAGCAGATTTAGAAAATCCCAAACCGCATCATAGAATGTTTTCTTTTCAATCATAATTTATACCTAGAAAAACTTCATTATAATACAAATTAAAAAATAAGTCAAGAAGAAACAAGTTCTCCTTTGACTGTATCAGTAGTTATCGTGCCAGTTGTTCTAAAAGTACCAGTAATTGCAGGACCTGCACTACCACCAGTTCCGGCACTGGTAGTATTTCCTCCAGGATCTCCCCAGTCACCACCATTTCCACCTGCTTCACCTTTTTGACCGCAAGTATAATATCCAGTAAGAGATGTTTGGCGACCACTTATTACTGGGCACGTTGGGCAAGTTCCCTCTGTTGAACCTCCTCCATTTGTTCTGGCCTGATCATATCCTTGCCCATTACCACCAGGACTACCAGCACCACCAGTAGGGAATGTGGCATTTCCAGTATAACTACACCGAGCATTTCGTTGAGTACCATCACAAAAAGCCTTAGGCCAACCCCATCTATAAGAACAACATCCTCCATTCCAATCAGTCTGACTGAATCCATAATCACAACCAATTCTGTCTCTGCAGTTACTTGTTTCATATGTAAGAGTACATGCACCATCGGAAACTGTGCCGGATGCACCATTTGCACCAGATTCTCCACCTCCTCCTCCACCATAAATTTTTCCACTGCCACCAACATTTACGGTAACTTTACTAGTAGTCTGAATCTTCAGTGCAGTGCCACCAGGTTGGCCACTGGCAATTTCTGCAGATGTTTGTGAAGCAGGAGTATAAAGATTTTGTGTAATCCCATTCGTATATAATAGTGCATAACCCTGTGGTATTGTAACTGCAAGTCTACCAGATCCAGTAGTGGTCGGTCCATTATCAATCATTCTAACGGTTGATACACGTTCCCCATTATTTAATGTGCTATTATCACTTTTTCGTAGGGAATTTATGGAAGTAATTGAAATTGCATAATTTCCGGCAACTACTGGTAAATCAAAATTAACATCATAATTTGCCTGTGAATATCCTAGATTAATTCTTGTACCTGATACAGTTTGAATTTGAATATTGTGACCTGTAGCACCAGATTGAGAATTTAATGTAATATTGCTAAATGGATATCCATTGCTGCTAGCATAACGTCCAACATCTCTAACTTGTAGAGACACTCTCACCGTTGCAGTTCCTGCACCAGTACATTCAAGATAAAGTTGTCCGCCAATATAATAAAACTGTGCAGAAATTTCTGATCGTATGGGCACACCTTGAGCAGTAAGAGTACCACCAAGACCACCATATCCATAAATTGCTCCAGTCACATCAATTAAGACATTATATGATGGTACTCCTGGTGCTAGTTGTGCCGCTGGTTGAGAAGTACTTTTTGATCCACAAGTTCCAGTAATTTTAACTGTTTTTGGAATATTTCGACTTAAATTTCCGTTCCATTGAATACCAGTTCCATCTCCGGCATCATACAACCCCATTCTGAATCCAGGTAGTGCAGTATTTGCCGTATTATTATCTGTTCCACTTTGAGTTGCCTCATAGTATTTTACCGAACCACGAAAAGCTTCGGCACTCCAATCTGTTTCTACGTCCACCGGTAATAGTGGAATGGCAAGATTTTCAGTTGCGTCTGGAACAATCGGAGATGTGCTGACAATAGATTCGTCCCTATAAAGATCAGATGCCCTGATTGTTCCAGAAGTTTGTCTAAAAGTATCTCTTAAAGAACTAAATTTAATTGGCCCACTAGTAAAATAAAAAGGACTTGTGATTGAAACCGACATTATTACAATCTTATTTTTTTATTATTTAGATTATAATCATAAAAAAATCACTCATTATCATAATCGGTTAGAATAAGATTGAATGAAATCGTAATTCTGGGATAATCTTCAGTTTTTGGTGATGCCTGCACAAAATGATCCAAATAACTTGGAAACATAATAAAATCACCTTCTTTTATATTTGGTCTATGCCTACCATTATAATTTAATGAATTTATTTGAGGTGAAGGAATCTTTACTTGATAGGATGGATCTACAAAAGTAACGGGATGATGTCGTTTCTCATCAAATGACAGATAATGAATGCACGAAAAATGGGGATTAACTAAACTGGGACTAATATGGCAATGTTGTTCTTGATAATCACCATCAATGTAACAATTAAACCATGGAGAATCTACATTACCAGCCCATGATTTATTCATAAACCGATCAATATATGGAGAATAAAATTGTTTTAAATATTGCAGTCCATCTTTGAAAACTTCAAGATTTAGTTTATCATTTGAATATGATGTGTGCATTTTATTTGTTGTCCAATCGGAAGGAGATCCAATATGATTCTTCCGATAAGATTCAACAATTGCATTCATATACATTTTCTTCAAATCTTCATTTTTTTCAATTGAAGTTTGATGATAATAAGTTGGGAATATTTGATGTAACATAATTTTTTACAAATTAAATACTGGCAAAATTTGAATTTCTTTACATCCTTGAGTCTTTACCATCTGCTCCCAGAGTCCGGCATCTTCAATCTTATAAAATGTTACCACTTGTCTTGAATACTTTTTCTTTTTTGGTTTGAGGTAAGTTACCTGGTACTTCATTGTGAATGTAGATTTCAATAGGTTGATTATCGTTCCAGTGCTTTATAACACCAGCAACGATGAAACAGTTAGTGATTAGATAAGTCAGAAAGATAAAGGTGCGAATCATGGATATTTTATCAGACTCACGATCACATTTGGATGCTTTCTCACCCAATGCTTTTGACCACCATCTCCATGCTGTCTTATGTTTCATTGTTAGATTTTGGTTTTGTTTTTTGATAGAATTCTTCTAGGTAAATTCTTGCATCTTCTTCAGAAATTTGATCATGTTTTGGAGCAATCGGATAACCCAACTGTATCAACCAACCATACCAAGCAACGATATTAAAAATACGTGTAGTATTGTTAAAATTTCCGGTATCATTGCTATAATCATCATAAGGAAGAAAATTAACACGCGATGTCATCTGATCTGCATAAAACTGATGAGATTCGTTAATTACGTGTTTGTTTCTTACATAATCCCAAAATTTTCCTTTCTTTTGACTATTATAATAATGCATATTTAAAAAGTCAACACAGGTTTCAAACTGAAACTTCATAAAACTATTATATCCATCAATAATAGATGGATGATAAGACCTACCTGAAATGCTTTCATAGAGACATTGAATACCTGCAGTAATAAGTGCAATTCCGGTACTTTCCAATGGTTCAATAAATCCGGCGGATAGTCCAATACAAACTACATTTTTATTCCAAATATTTTTATTATAATTGGGAGTCCAGTCCAGAACTTTCAATTGATCGGGAGTGATTCTTGAATTCCAATATTTGCAAAAATATTCTTTAGCTTCTTCAATTGGAGTAATATCACGATTAAAAACCAAACCAGTTCCTAATCTTGATTGTACTGGTATTTTCCAAGTCCACCCATGTTCAACCGTTTCGCAGGTTACATAGGGATCTAATTCAGTTTTTTCGGCATCATATTGAACATGTCCAGCAACGGCAGTATCGCAGAACAATTTATCTTTCAAACAAACAATGTCCGAATTGGAACTCAACAATCGTTTAAATCCGGTGCAGTCCAAATACAGATCACCAGAAATCTTTTCTCCATTTTCAAGAATTAGTTCTTGAATTGAATCATCATCGTTTCTAATAATTTCCTTTACTTCTGATTTGATGTGCTCAACACAATTGGGTTTTGCAATTTTCTTTTTAAAAAATTCAACAAGAAGATTGCAATCTATATGATAACCATAAACGCCAAAATTATGATTAACTTCCTTATTCAAGGACAATTCATATAGCGCAGACCCATATTTTTTAAAATCCAAATCTTGGCATTTGGACCACAAATTAACTTGACTACTATTAGTTGCTCCAAATCTTCCCTCTAAAAATGGATACCAAATGTCTTGATCATCCCGATTCCAATTTTTAAATAAAATACCTGCTTTATAAACTCCATCAACTTCTGGCATCCATTCTGAAACTGAAAACCCACATCTACGCATAATTTCTCCGAAGTTGACCAAAGTTGCTTCACCAACTCCAACCCTTTCGCTTGTCTCTTTATCAATTAAAACGACATTAAACTTTTTACAAAAATGGGCAGCAGCAAACCATCCTGATGTTCCTCCACCAACAATTATAATTCTATCAACTTTTTTCATTTTTCTGATTGCTTAAGTAATTGAACTTCTTTCCACTGTGAGGGATAGACTAATATGCAGACATCTTTTGATCTATGTTCGGATTGTCCTAAACAGATCGTAATGTACTTCTCACACATAAAATCAACAAAACCAACATGATCTTTATACTTAACATTCAATCCCGAATAGAACGTAGTCATAAAATCTCTTTTTGAATACCTGTTCTATTTAAGGACAAATCAAGTTGTAAATGAGTCAACAATACGGGAAGTTTCATCAGTTGCAAGAGCAAACTTTCGGGCATTTAGAATGTTCTCTTTCAGACGTGAATAATGGTGCTCATAGAAGTTGCTGTCATCATCATCAGTGATAAGATCAAAACATTCATCATCAGTCTGTGCAATCACATTCCAAATGCCACCATACTCGGAAGAAGGAAAGGGAACGTAGTGATCAACAATATACAAATAGGTCATTTCTTGTGCTTAATTACTCCTTAATTTTACTTGATTGTGTGAGATTTGTCAACTGTCGTTGCAGTTCATAGATTACAGGTGAGAGATGAGATGTAAAAAACGATTCATACTCATTACCATTCATCAGTTTGATGATACCTTCCACCTGAGAGAGTGCTAGAATGATTTTAGTTCTTTGATTCATTTCCAAACCTCTCTCCATACTTCAACCCAGTGCCCGCATTTGTTACAGTGACGAGTACCATGAATTTCATCACACACATCTGCGGTTTGGTATGTTCCCTTACCACATACCTCACAATCTTTACCGTCCATATTCACTTCATCATAAAGAGTGAGTTGCTGTTCAGGATTCATCACATGAACTCTGCCATGTAATAATCAACAGTCACTTCCAGTTCTGCCGCCTTTGCCTCAATCTCTTGTTCTTGAATACGCTTTGCTTCGGCACGATGATTTCCATAAACCATACGACCTTCGTAGTAAAGTTCTTCCGCTTCAAAATGTTTCATAAAATCATCAAATGCCTCAATAAATTCTTGTAGATCGTGGTTGTTCATTAGTGTGCTCCGATAACTTTTGGTAGTCCCATAATAATCAAAAAAGTCAGAAGTGCAACCACATCCCAACACTTGTTCCGAATCATATAAGGAAGTGCCAGAACATTCCCAATCATATACAATTTTGCACCCATTGCCGTATCATGATACAGTGTAATAT